GTTCTGTATTTTGGACAATTTGGCCAGTTGATGTATTCTGGTTCTGCATTGTTTTCTTTATCAAGGATCATCATACCACGGTCATCATCCCAAGCATCTGCATAGTTGTGTGGAAATGCATTACCGATGTAATGAATTTTGCCTTGTTTTTGTCTCTTGTGAAAATGTCCTGAAAACACAAAATCTTGATTAACAAAATGTTCTGCTTTTAGATCACCGTGATCTGGCATCTGCACCATTGCGTTCATGTAAAAGCTCGGAAGCTCAAAGTGTCCGAACAAATACTTTGCTTTTAATTTTCCTATATTTTTCCACTCATCGCCTACAAGCCAAGGAACAAGTGCAACATCGTCTTCTTCGACAATTTTGTCTACAACAGTTATTCCTGGAATATGCTTTGCAAATTCAGTAGAACTTACATCACGTTTGTCCTTGTAGTACAAATCGTTATTACCAACAAACATTAAAACTTTGTCAAATGCTTGTCCTAATTTTTCCATGCTACGGATAGTTGCATCCATTGTAGTAAGATTAAGGCTGTTTCTATTGTGATGCCAGTCACCGCAAAACAAACATGTTTCGCAGTTATTTTCCTTGGCAACTTTTATGAACCAGTCTATAAACTCTTCACAATCTTGATTGTGTACTCGGCTGTTACTTTTCAAGCCAAAGTGGATGTCCGTAAAGACAGCAGCTTTTTTAAACAAACTAATTTACTCCATTCGCTTGTTATAATATACACTAAAAATGCACACCTGTCAACTATTTTTTTGACAATTCTCTTTCTCTTTTTACAGCCGCTTCCCATTCGCCTGCGTGTTGACGTGTGTAACTAGGATTTAAATCATTCATTTCTAAAATATCGTCTCGAATGTTTTGATTGCGTTTTTCAATGTTGATAACACGGACAAAACTGTTAGTAACAGCAGCAGTGTAATAAGCAAAAGGATTTTGAGATTTTGATTCATCAAATTGCAATCCAATCTGTGCAAGTTGAAGAATTGCTTGTCCCCGCATTTCGTCGTTATAGGTATAACCGCGAACGTTGCCACGTGTAGCATATCTATCACACAGTTTCATCCACATAAGTGCAAGTTTATCTGTAGCTTTTCCGTGATTTTTAGAAAAATACCCGTTTTCCATGCCGCCTATCCAGTGACTTTTACCTACACACACTAATTCGTCATTTTCGTTAAATTTATAGTGTTGGAAAGGTGGAAAGTTTAGCTTAGTTTTAGTGTCTGCTACTGTCTTTGGATTCTTTTTACGTCCCGGCTCGTCTGGAATATGATCGAAAGTCATAATACGAAAAATTAGTTCTTCTTTGGTAATTTTTTTGTAATCTACTTCACAATCTGCTTGTTTAATTTTTTGTCCTGCTTCCTTACGGGTTTCGTAATCTTCTGTAGATAGGCGTTTTGCCTTGTTACGTTTTGCTTCGGCAATAGTTCTAATATTGATCTTATCTATACTTGGTAAAATTATATCATACAGTGCATAATCTTTTTCTACATAGCTATTGTATGTATTTTTTGATCTGTGTATCTCTTTTAAAATGTCTTTGTTGTTTAAATAATTCTTCTTTCGCAAAAGTGTTCTCCTAATAATATATTTATTATAATATACGTAGATAATTTTGTCAACTAAATAATGTATAGGAGAATAATAAAAATGGGATTATTCAGCGGCTTTAACCAACTAACAAGTGCAATAAGCAGTGTGTCTAGTAAAGTAAACCAATTCCAAAACACCTTTAGTTCGTTACAGACTCGTGCTAATAGTGCATTAGGAGGACTAAATTCACTTGGTTCTGCTGCAAAGAATTTTGGTTCAAATCCTAGTCTATCTAGTGGACTAGCATTACTTAACCAAGCAGGCAGTGTTGCACAAGATTTTAGTGCTTTGGGTGCTACATTCTCTTCTGGGTTTGGAAGTAGAACAAGGTTGGGTAGTGTATATAGACAAGGTGTTACACCAGGTGCAGAACCTTTTGCACCAAATGCAGCAATGGCAAGTATTATATCGCAAAATGTTTCGTCTGGAGGTATAGATGAAGCAACAAACGACTGGCGTGTTAGTTTATCAGTCCCTTATGCAATTTCAGGTAGTCCTTTATTTCAAGCATTTAATGCTACAAGTAAAAAACTAGTGTTTCCTTTTACTCCTACAATACTTTTTGGTAACTCTGCTAACTATTCACAAATTCATCCTACACACGTAAACTATCCTTATAATGCTTATGAAAATAGCCAAGTTGATAGTATTACAGTTACTGGAGAATTTTTTGCAGAGTCTGAAGAAGATGCGTTTTACTGGATTGCAGTATTACACTATTTAAGAACAATGACAAAAATGTTTTACGGTGACGGCCTAAGTGCAGGCAATCCACCTCTTGTTGCAAGATTAAACGGCTACGGTAGACATGTATTAAACAATGTTCCTGTACTAGTAGGAAACTTTACTACAGACTTACCTGCAGAAGTTGATTATATACAAGTAAAAGTTCAAGAACAAGTGAACTATGTACCTGTACAAAGTACAATTACTGTTACATTGTTACCGCAGTACAGCAGATCAACACAAGCTCAGTTTAATCTAAGGAAATTTGCTAACGGCGAATACACCTCTAGCGGAACAGAAGGATTTATCTAATGAGTATGAGCCCTTATGGTAAAACAAATGTCACAACTTCGGGATATTTAGATATCTTGAATATTCGCCCAATTCCTGCGGAAGATAATGATGTTGTTTTTGAGATTACACCGAACTATCATCACAGGCCGGACTTGTTAAGTTATGACCTATACGGCACAAAAGACTTGTGGTGGATTTTTGCACAAAGAAATATGGATATTATTAGAGATCCTGTTTACGATTTTTCTGCAGGTACAAAAATATACCTACCAAAGAAAAGTAATCTTGTACCGTTATTAGGAGCATAAATGGCTTTCGGAAGTTTTTTAACTACTTTTTCAAATAATGTTAGCACTGCAACTAGTTCTCTTAATAATGCTTTGAGTGGACAAAAACTTAATCAGCTAAACACTAAATTATCTGGAGGAGTCAGGCAGCTTACAAATCTTAATTTTGGAGAATTTAACCAAAACTTACAAAGTGCTGTTAAAGGCATTTCGGGTGTTAGTGCAAATGCTAGTAATGTTACTTCTACGTTTACAAGAAAACTAGAACAATTAAGTACAGCTGGCAAATTAGATTTTGAACAAAATTTAATCGGAAAGTTACCACTAATTAAAGACTTTGAAGGCGCAGCATCTCCTATTAAAGTTCTTCCTCAGTCATTAAATGCAGTTACTGGAGAAATAGGAAAGTTTCAAAGTGCTATTTCTAAAGCTGATAGTTTCTTTTCAGGCATAGATGAAGCATTAAGTTTAAATTTTGGTGGTGCTGGAGGCAGAGCTGACAGACGATACAGTAGCATATCTGTAGATGCTAACGGTAGACTTTTAAATCCGTTGAGACACTATGCAACATATAACTATAAAATTACCTTAGGGTGTGTAAGTGATGCAGAACTTGCATCTCCAGAAAGTAGTTTTAGATCAAGCGGTTTAACTAATGTTATATGTACCACAGGCGGCGGCAACTTACAAAATAGAGTAACAACCTTTGCTGAAAAAAATTACGGGTTAACTGGCGAATACTATCTAGAAGATTTAGAGTTAGAAGCTCTGATAGCGCCTAACAGTAAAACAGGTACAGCAACAGGTACAAAATTAGCCTTTACAATTATCGAACCTTATAGCATGGGGCAGCTTTTAGAATCTTTACAAATCGCTGCATTACAAGCAACATACACAAACTATATTGAAGCACCTTATGTTCTTAAAATTGAATTTTTAGGGTTTGACGAAGACTCTAAATTCTTACCTTTAAATAGTGCTCAATCTATTACTCCAAAATATATTCCTATAAAATTAACAAATATCGAATTCCAAGTAGATGGACAAGGTAGCAGGTATTCTGTAGAAGCTATTCCTTACAATGAACAAGCACTAGCAGATGAAGTTGCAAAAGTTCCTGTTGACGTTTCTATTGCCGGAAACAAAGTAGATGAATATCTACAAAAAGGAACACGTAGTTTAACAAATGTTTTAAACAAAAGGAAAGAAACAAGAGAAGATAAAAATGTTGCACCTAGCGAAGACAGATATATTATTATGTTTCCTATTGACAAACAAGGTGCTACAAAAGTAGTTGAAGGAGCAAGGGTAAACAACAACTCTGCTACGTCAAATCCTTTTGAAGTTACAAGAACTTTACAGAGATCTAATCTACCAGGTGCAGCAGACGGCACTCCAAACGGTTCAACAAAAGCGCCTTCAAATACTGTTTATGATTTACTTAAAGCATACGCAGAAACAAATGTAAACGAAATTGGCCGAGCAGTTTTAACTGAAAATAGTAATGACGGCGGCACCAGAGTTATGGGTGAAGCAGATAAAGCAGTATATCAAGACGGACCTATAAGATTTGTACAAAGAAATAAAGTTGATACAAAGGATTTGGAACGTATAGGACAGTACACACAAGGAACAAACGTTGTAGGTATTATTGAAGATGTTATACTCAATAGCGATTACGGTAGAGCTTTAGCAGAAAGACCTGCAGAAAACGGTCTTAAAAAATGGTTTAAAGTTGAAACACAAGTTTTTGTAAACAGTGACACGGGCACAGAACTTAAAACAGGTAAAAAGCCAAAAATCTATGTTTACAGTGTTGTGCCTTTTTGGGCAGATGAAGCTAAGTTTTTAGGTCCGGGTCGTGTGCCAGCAAATACTGAACAATTAAAAGCACAAGCAGTAAAAGAGTACAACTATTTTTATACTGGTAAAAATGAAGATGTACTTGATTTCCAGATCGAATTTAAAGGTGCATTTTACCAGAACTTGTATGCAGATCTTATGCAAGGAAACTCGTCACGCAGAACAGGTGTTTCTGGAGAAACAACATCATCTCCTACACCTCCAGGAACAGAAGTATCAGCACCTGGCGTTGGAGGAACAAGTAATGGTGAACTGTCAGAAGTAAAGGCTCCTACAAGAGACGGATATCAAAAATCAGTAGTGCCAAACGGTTTGGGTGTATCAGCGTCATTAGGTACAAAACGTGCAATAGCTGAAGCATTTCATAATACACTTATTAATGGTGATACTGATATGGTTCAAGCAGAGATGGAAATTTGGGGAGACCCTTATTGGATACCTACTAGCGGCATGGGCAACTATAATGCTCCTCCTAGCGGCGCCAAACGTAATACAAATGCTGACGGAACAGTAGATTACCAAAACGAAGAAGTATTGATTGTTGTGAATTTTAGAACTCCTATAGATTACGTTGTCGGCGGTCAGATGCAGTTTTCGAAAATTGTAAAACCTTTTAGTGGATTATTCCAAGTAACACAAGTTACTAATACTTTTTCTAGAGGACAATTTAAATGTTCATTAAAATTACTTAGAAGAAGAGGCCAAAATGATACAGAAACAGGAGATACTGAAGTTATTGGAGAAGGAGATAGCCAAAAACAACAGTGGAATGGCAACAGAGACGGCGGCCAAGGTACTGGTGGTACAGCAGGACAGCCTAATAATCAAGGAAGTTCTACACCACCTGCATCCGGCGGCGGACAACAAAGAACCTTAGAAAGAACTGGCTCCACTGGAAAAACAACAACAACAGCTCCTAAAGGAAAACCAAGTGCCGGAGGCGGAAATCTAGCTACTATTACAACTAGTATCAGAGGACTTAGAACACAAGTTGCTGCGGTTTTGGCACCGAAATTTCAAGGATTAATCGACGAACTTGAAAAAGATTTTGGATATGAAATCACAAGTTTGGGCGGATATAACTACAGGTACATTTCCAATTCAAACACACTAAGCTGGCATGCTGGCGGAGTAGCAATAGATATTAACCCTGGCCCAAATCCCTACATCACTAGAAGAGGTGCAGCAGTAGTTACTGATATGCCTTTAAACGGTACAGGTAGTGCAATGACTGCACTTGCTGCAAAGTACGGGCTTGGCTGGGGAGGCGATTGGACAAGCTCTAAAGATGCTATGCATTTTTCCGCAGCAGCAAACGAAGGTGGTACTTTAACTGTCCGTCGAGGCGAAATACCAACATAGGGGTTTTAAATGGCAATTAATGATTTTGGCATTGGAGGAGGTGGATATACTCAAACTAGTGCAAGAACAGCAGCTGGTAAACGTGCAGAAGAACGTCGCAGATCACAAGAAGTTTCAAATTTATCTTCTGATGAAAAATTAAGAGAATTTAATCAATCAACAGGAGGCGGATATAAATCTTTAGCATCTTATGAAGATCCTGATGCTAAAGATCCACGGGGCAGAGGCCAACGAAACACAGTTTCTCCGGCTACTGAAAGTAATACAACCTTACCTAGTCAGAATCAACCTTCTGCACAGAACGGAGGAACACAAACAGTTTCTAATAGACCGTACATAGCAACTAATCCTTTAGATGATAGGTTTGATTTTAGAACTGGGCAAAAAGTTCATACTCTTTCAAATGCTACAGCAGCATTAAGTGCCCAGAGAGGAGTAATTGCAGGCGGTGCAAATGTAAATACTCCACAAGGACAAGCAGATCCTGATTCTTACGATCCAAGAGGACGAGATCAGCGCAACACACCAGTTCCACCGCCTGCTCCTAATACTCCGACATACGAGCCGGTTGACCCTAGACCGACAGGATTAACGTCAGAGGAAAGAGAAAAAAGAGTAGAGTGGGATAAAAAATATAGGCTAACACATAAACCCGATGGACAGCCTTTAACACAATATGATATAAGCATAGATGCATTTGGCGGATTATAATAATGGCAAGACCTAACACGTTATCAAGAACAGTAGTAAGTGCAGGACCACCTAAAGCCGGTGGTCCTTATGAAGCAATTGTTGTAAATCATCTTGATCCTTTCAATATGGGTACATTAGAAGTAGAACTATTAAAAGCAACATCGGGTAATAACCCAGAAAGAACTGGGCAATTAGTTACTTGTAAATATTTGTCACCTTTTTACGGTGTAACGTCAACCGGCGGAACTACAGCAAATGACGGATATGAATATACACAAAAAAGTTACGGATTTTGGGCTGTTCCGCCTGATGTAGGAACAAGGGTTCTAGTAATATTTACAGAAGATAATAGTAGGTATGGTTATTGGATCGGATGTATACAAGACGAAAATATGAATTTTATGGTTCCTGATGGAAGGGCAAGCACAAACTTAACCACAGGTGCTACTCCTAGTAACTTACAAGGATTTAAATTACCTGTAGGAGAATATAACAAGCGTATAGAAGAAGGTGCAGGAAAAGATCCTACTAGATTTAATAAACCTTATAACAAAGATTTTACACAAGTATTAGAAGTACAAGGGCTTATTGCAGACGAAATAAGAGGTACTACAACTACAAGTGCTAGACGAGAAGTTCCGAGTGCAGTTTTTGGTATTAGTACTCCGGGTCCTTTAGATAAAAGAGCTGGCGCACCTACACTGACCCAAGGTACTGAGCAACATAATGTTGGATATTATGCAAGTCGTCTTGGCGGAAGTAGTCTTGTTTTCGACGACGGCGATGATAAACTATTAAGGAAAGGTCATGCAGAAGAAGCTCCACCTTTTTATGCAAATGCTGAAGCAGGCGAAGCAGGCGGCGACGAAACTATACCACATAATGAACTTATACGTTTGCGTACAAGAACAGGTCATCAAATACTTTTACACAATTCAGAAGATTTAATTTATATTGGTAATAGTAGAGGAACAGCTTGGTTAGAAATGACCAGTGACGGAAAAATTGATATTTTTGCAAACGATAGCATTAGTATAAATTCAGAAGTTGATATTAACTTAACTGCTTTTAGAGATTTTAATGTTGAAGCGGGCAGAAATATAAACATGAAAGCTAGTGCAAGGTATTCTAATGGTTCAAACACAGACGGCAGACAGCTTGAATCAGGTAGGATACAATTTGAAGCAAAACATAATTTTAATTTAGATGTAGGTGCTGAAGGAAAAATTACTGTTGGAAATAGTTTACAAACACTAGTTGGAGATTCGATTAAGACAGAATCGGGTACAACTACACATTTAAAAGTTGGCGATAATTTACATATAGATGTAGATGCAGAATCAAACTGGTTTTCATCAGCAGCAATAAAAATAGGCACTAACGATACTTGGAATGTAACATCAAAAAGTAGTATGCATCATGATGCTGAGGGCTCAATACATATGACAACCGCACAAAGTGGTTATTGGCAAGCAGCAACTAATATAAATTTAAAACCTGCAGGAGTTCTTACAGGCGATGCTGGAGAAATACATTGGAATAGTGGGTTAACAGCTGATGCAACAAAAGGTACAGTTGCTGACCCTGCTGAAGTTCCTGTGCCTGTAGTTCTTTTACCAGAAATAACATTACCGCAAATAACTCCAGGAATACCAGATCCTGGAACATACAACACTATTCTAACAAGAGCGCCACAACATGAACCTTGGCCTCATCATGAAAACCAAAACCCACAATCATTTAAAACTGAAGTATTAGATAGAGAGAGTCCTGGACAGATTATTAACGGGCAACCTGCTCAAACTCCTGACACATTTAGGAAAAATGCTAACAATCCTCCTGCTGCCGGAAATCCTGCAATATCTAGTACAGGGAATCAGTCTGCTAGAGGATTTGTTACACAACCTTCAAGAGATCCTAAATCACCTAGTGCGGACAGAACTAAAGACAGTAGTTTACAAAGACCAGGAAAACTTACTGCTCCGGTATTAGGACCGAATGATGTTCCAGGTACAATTGATGGATTTACCAAAGCAGAAACAGCAAACTATATGAGTGCTATAGGACAAAGAGAAAGCGGCAACAAATATGATGTTGTTAACACTATAGGATTTTCCGGAAAATACCAATTTGGTTCTGCTGCACTTCAAGAGGCTGGTTATATTATTTTAGGATCTAGTAATAGGAATTCGACACTTGATAATCCAAATGCATGGACCGGTAAAAACGGAGTAAACAACAAAGAAGACTGGCTGAATAATAAAAATAACTGCCAAGAAATTGGTATGATTGCTTACACAAATAAAAACTTATCTTACTTAAAAAGAAACGGTGGTGTAAGAACAGGAGATAGTAACGAAGTTATTGCAGGCATGTTAGCAGGATCGCACTTGTTGGGTGCAAGTGCTATGAAGAATTGGCGTAACGGTAAACGAGGACAAGCAGATGCTTACGGTACCACAGGTGATGAATACTATGCACTAGGAACCGCTGCAATCAAGCGCGGCACGGCAATTGTATAAGGTAAATACGTTATGAGCACAATAGAAAAAAATCTTTACAAAAGAGTTACAGTAAAAAATGCAGCGGTTCCTAAAACTAGTTCGCAAGGAAAGTCTTACAGAGGATTTTCTACTGTAGACATTAATAGGGATTCTTATGCATTGTTTGATCTTGAACTTATAAAACAAGATATCATAAATCATTTTCACATACGCCAAGGAGAGAAAATATCAGACCCTGAATTTGGTACTATAATCTGGGATGTATTATTTGAGTCTTTTAAAGAAAATGTAAAAGAAGCGATAATACAAAATGTTACGGAAATCATAAACTATGATCCTAGAGTAAGTGTTAATACTATAAATGTAATACCTTATGAATCAGGAATACAAATAGAAGCGGATCTTGTATATGTTCCTTATAGTATTGCCGAAACACTACGCTTTAGATTTGACCAAGCAGCTGGCCTAGTATAATAGTAGCACTTTATCCGATACGATAAATATTATAACAAACAAGGAATAGCCATGTCATCTACAGATAGAAAGAACAGATTATTAGTAACAGAAGATTGGAAAAGAATTTACCAATCTTACAGAAATGCAGATTTTCAAAGTTATGACTTTGATAGTTTACGCAGAACTTTGATTAATTATTTGCGTGAAAATTATCCCGAAGATTTTAACGATTACATTGAAAGTTCAGAATATCTTGCACTAATTGACATGATTGCATTCCTTGGGCAAAATCTGTCATTTAGAACAGATCTTAATGCAAGAGAAAACTTTTTAGAAACAGCAGAGCGCAGAGAAAGTGTTCTACGTCTTGCTAGACTTATATCTTACAATCCAAAAAGAAACCAAGCAGCAAACGGACTATTAAAGTTTGACTCTATCAAAACAACAGAAACATTGATAGACAGTTCCGGAACTAATTTATCAGGAATTACAATTAATTGGAACGATGCAAGCAGCAGCTCTTGGTTTGAACAATTTACACAAGTTTTAAATGCTGCACTTCCTCCTGATAACGGAATAGGAAATCCAGTAAAGTCTGATAATGTAGCAGGCATTCCTACAGAGCAATACAGATTAAATGCTCTTAACACAGATATTCCAAGATTTAAGTTTAGTAAAACTGTAGAAGGTTCTACAGTACAATTTGAAGTAGTTAGTACAGATGTACAAGCAGGCGAAATTTTAGAAGAGCCGCCGCTGCCTGGAAATAATCCTGCATTTATATTTAGAGATGACGGGCGCGGATCAGGAAGTAGCAATACTGGCTTTTTTATGCACTTTAGACAAGGCGCATTGCAGACAGGTGATTTTTCTGTAAGTAACCCTACACCAAATCAAAACATTGCTATTGATGTTCAAAACATTAATAACAGTGATGTATGGGTATACAGTATAGACTCAAACGGATTTGAGTCAGAGTTATGGACAAAGTTAGATGCTGTAGAAGGTAATAATATCATTTATAACAGCCTTAATAAAAATATTAGAAATGTTTACGCAGTTTCTACAAGAGTTGGAGACAGGGTGAACTTAATATTCAGCGATGGTGTATTTGGTAACTTACCTGCAGGCGGATTTAGATCATACTATAGAGTTAGTGCAAATAGAAATATTACTGTTAGCCCAGCTGGAATGAATAATATTAGTATTGAAATTCCTTATATTAGTAGAAAAAATACTAATGAGACTCTTACTATCACAATGAGTTTGAAGTATACAGTTACTAATGCAGCGCAAAGTGAGTCGAATGCAAGTATTAAAACTAATGCTCCTGCTACATATTATACTCAAAATAGAATGATTACAGCTGAAGATTATAATGTTGCTCCTCTAGGTGTTAGTCAAGATATTATAAAAACAAAGGCTGTAAATAGAGTAAGCAGCGGAATTAGTAGATACTTAGATCTTAAAGATACAACAGGAAAATATAGTAATACAAACTTATTTGGCACAGACGGTGTTATATATCAACAAGAGTTTACTGAAAGATCTGATTTTACATTTGTTACACAAAGCGATGTTGAGGGTATAATTTATAATAAAATTCAACCTTTACTTAAAGCAACAAATATAAAGAATTTTTACTGGGCAAAATTTCCAGAAAACATCGTTACAGATCTTAATGCATCTTGGACATCGGTTTCTACTCAAACAAACGCTGACACAGGTAACTTAACAGACCAAGACGGCGTTAATTTGAAAGTTGGACAGTTTACTAGTAACAGCCTAAGACTGGTTGAATCTGGAACAATGCTGAGATTTGAACCACCAGAAGGTTATCATTTTATGCTCGATAGTTCAAATTCTATTATGGAAGGCAATGCAGATCATCCAAACGCTACAACATATAAATGGGTAAAAGTTGTAACTGCCAATGGAGACGGCACAGGTGAAACAAATGGTATAGGTGATATTATTTTAAACGATATTCTACCAACATCAGATAATCCAAATATTAAACCTATATTAACTCAAGTTAAGCCTAAACTAGCAACAGTTTTGTTAGACGATTTAAAAACACAAATCATAGATCAAACATTTGCTTATAATGATTATGCTATTAGATATGACGATGCAGCTAGACAATGGAAACTTATAACAGCTGATAACATTAACTCTACAGGAGCATTTAGTACAGGTAAAGCCGGTGATACAAGCGGTCAGCAACTAGATGCTAGTTGGTTAGTTTATTTTAAAACAAACGGCGAAACATATACAATTACATATCGCAATCTTAGGTATGTATTCGAAAGTGCAGATGAAATTAAGTTTTACTTTGACAAGTCTAGTAAAGTGTTTAATCCTAGAACAGGTAAAGTTTTAAAAGATAAAATTGATGTGTTATCTATAAACACATTACCTGACGGATCTGGAAGACCTTTTACTAGAGATTTTACATGGAGCGCAGTAAAAGAATTTAGAGATTCTGCAGGATATAGAGATACAAGAAAGTTAGAAATAACATTTTATGATAAAGACGATGACGGTGTTTTTGATGACCCTGAAATGTTTGAAGAAATTGTAAACCAGGAAGAATACATCTTCCAAAAAATATATACAACTTCGGACGGTGTGGAAGACTTTAAGTATTTTAATAATTCAAATGCTGACATCATTAAAGTTACTGATGAATCAGCAGTTGAAAGGACTGCTAACAATGACGGTAAAATATTCTACTTAACAGAAGAAGGTGTTTTTAAAGAATTTAATTCTACTGCGAATAGTCTTACAACTGTATCAAATTATAGAGCTTATATTGGTAGAGACGGTTTAAAATTTAATTATTTGCACGTAGCGGATAGTGAAACAAGAATAGATCCAAGTTTAAGTAATATTATAGATACATTTATTTTAAGTAAAAACTATGATACACAATTTAGACTTTACTTGGCAAACGAACTAGCTTCTATGCCTAAGCCGCCGAGCAGTGACGAATTGTATAGACAGTATGGTAGTAAACTTAATGCTATTAAATCAATTAGTGATGAAATTATATATCATCCGGTTAAGTATAAAGTGTTATTTGGATCAAAAGCCTTGCCCGATTTACAAGTTACTTTTAAAGTAGTAAAAAATCCTGATTTAGTTTTAAATGATAACGATGTAAAATCTAGAATCATTGGGTACATGAATAGATTTTTCTCAACAGAAAATTGGGACTTTGGAGATACTTTCTTTTTCCAAGAATTAAGTTCTTACGTAATGAATTCTATGAGTCCAGATATTGTTAGTTTCTTAATTGTTCCTAAACAATCAGATCAATCTTTCGGTAGTTTGTTCCAAATTAATTCTGAAAATAATGAAATATTTATTAATGGCGCTACAGTTAAAGACATAGAAATTATTGATGAAATTACATCAACTAAACTAAAAGCATCTGGAAAAGTTGTTACAAGCACAATACCTACTACAGTAGGTGTGCAGAGTGCATCTGTTAATACAGGAGCAACAAGCAGCAGTTCAAGCAGCAGTTCAAGCAGCAGTTCAAACAGTGGAGGTTATAGTTACTAATGGCTATAGAAAACCAAAATGACGTTCCTTTGCCAGGCGACGGCGAAGAGAGAAGACGTAGCTCAGACTTATTACCTCGCTATTTTAGAACAACCGCAAATGTAAACTTTTTACAAGCAACAATGGACCAATTAATACAGCCGGGTGTTGCTGAAAAACTTAATTCTTATTTTGGAAGAAAAAATGCAAAAGCATTTCTTGCAGGAGACAACTATACAGGCGATGTAAGCAAGCAAAGAGAAAATTATCAGTTTGAACCAGCAATGGTTATCAAAGACGAATTAGATAATGTTACTTTCTATAAAGACTATAATGACATAACAAACCAAATTTCTGTATTTGGCGGCGATGTTAGAAATCATAGTTCTCTTTATTCTCAAGACTATCATCCTTGGAATCCACATATTGATTGGGATAAGTTTGTAAACTTCCGTGAGTATTATTGGTTACCAACCGGTCCGCAAGTTGTTGATGTTTTAGGTCAAGAACAAGGTATCCAAAGTACATATAAAGTTACTCTTGCCGATCAAGGAGATAATGTTTCATATATCTTTACTCCAGACGGACTTACAGCAAATCCGAAGTTAACGCTTTACAGAGGACAAACATATAGATTTGAAATAAACACACCTGGTCATCCTATGGCAATTGCATTGTCAAGATCTTTTACTCCTGGTAACTCTGTTATAACTGCCACAAGAGAAGGAGTTAGAGGAGAAGGATTATTTGACGCAAGTTTATTT